TTGCTCAACAAGGACGTCAACTTCATCCGAGAAGCGTACCCCAATCCTGCTTCGACGGGAACGCCTAAGTACTACGCGTTGTTTGGTACAGATAGTGCAGACCCTAAGAACTTGACGTTCATGTTCGGCCCAACGCCTAGTGCAGCCCTTACGCTGGAACTGCACTATTTTGGCTACCCGCAAAGCATCGTCACGGCAGGCACTACATGGCTCGGCAACAACTTTGATAGCGTTCTGTTCAATGCTGTCATGGTAGAAGCTGCTCGGTTCATGAAGGCTGAGCAGGACATTGTTCAGTTGTACACCAGCCAGTTCAACGATTCGATCCTGCTGCTGAAGAACCTGGGCGACGGCAAGGACCGCCAAGACGCCTACCGTAGTGGTCAGGTCAGGAATCCGGTGAAGTAAATGGCAATCCTCCAGGGAATGTGCTCCTCGTTCAAGCAGGAGTCTTGGCTAGGTATCCATGATCTGGACACCGACACACTGAAGTTGGCGCTCTACACCGCGTCAGCAGACCTCAGTCAGGCTACGACGGTTTACACACAAACAGGTGAAGTTGTTGGTACGGGCTACCTCCCGGGTGGGATCCCACTTACTGGAGTGCAGGTCTTGCTCTCCGGCACCACTGCCTACGTGACGTTCAACACGCCGGTATTTACCGGCGCGTCTTTCACCTGCCGGGGCGGTTTGATCTACAACGCGTCCGAGGCCAACCGCGCTATCGCTGTGCTGGACTTTGGTGCTGACAAGACGGCTTCGGGCACGTTCACGATTCAGATGCCCGCAGCTTCTGCAACGACGGCGCTGCTGCGCTTCGCTTAGCATGTCGTGGACCCCTGTAAACACATCTGCCCCCGCCGCGTGGCCGGGGGTGAACACAGATGTTTTTTACACGTACTATCTGCTTCAAGAGGATGGGGCGTTTCTCCTCCAAGAAGATTCCTCAAAGATAGTCACCGCGTATGTGAAGCCTACGTGGCCTGAAATCACAACGCCAGCACCGAGTCCCTGGACACCTATTTGAGAACATCATGGCAGACACCTACACCCCGCTTCTTCGCTTGACCAAGCCCGGACTCACTACGGCGGGATGGGGAACACTTGTCAACAACGGCACGTTTGAGTTGATCGACAACTCGATTGCCGGGATCGTAGACGTCGATGTGTCTGCAGGCAATGTGACGCTGACTACAGCCAGCGGGGCTTCGGATCAGGCGCGGTATATGTGTCTGCGCGTTATTAACGGCCCGGTCTCCGCAAGAAATGTAATTGTTCCGACGCTTAATAAGATTTATTTTGTCATCAATGAAGGCGCGGGGCCGATTCAGATTAAAACCGCTACGGGTGCGGCGGTTATTTTACTCGCTGGAGAGCGAACGGTTGTTCGCGTAGATGCCGTTAGTACTAACGTAGAAATTGCAATAGACCGACTGCAGTCGCTGAATTTGTCTTTTGCACTCGCTGCAACTTCTGGTGGCACTGGGCAGTCCAGCTACGCGGTTGGTGATTTGCTGTATGCCTCCAGCACCACGGCGATCAGCAAGCTGACGGTGGGCGCAACCAACGCTGTCCTGACGGTCGCTGCGGGCATTCCTTCGTGGACACCTACGCTCAGCGCAGTTTCGGGCGGTACGGGGCAGTCCAGCTTCGCGGTTGGAGATCTGCTGTACGCCAATACAACCACGACGCTTGCCAAGCTAGCTGACGTTGCTACGGGAAACGTACTGCGCTCGGGTGGCGTGGGAGTGGCCCCGGCCTGGGGGAAAGCTGATCTGACGACAGACATCACAGGTACGCTACCGGTCGCAAACGGGGGTACGGGCCAAACAACGTCTAACGCGGCGTTGAATGCCCTTCTGCCGAGCCAAACGTCAAACAACAACAAGTTCCTACAAACGGACGGAACAAATACGTCTTGGGCAACGGTAGATATTTTGGGGACCATAGCCGCAGCGAGCGCCGGTGCGGTAGGAACATATGCGCTTATGATTCCTGTACCCAATGCCACGTTTGCTGTCGGCGATCAGACTGCGGGCAGCAACTTGCGTTTTGCAGGCACCTATACCGATGGGTCTGGAAATACAGGCCCTGTGCTTGGCTCGGCTCCATCTGGGAATTGGCGTGCTATGGGGCCGACTAACGGCAGTTATAGTTTTACTATAACCCTTTGGCTTCGCTATGCTTGAGGTGAGCTATGCAACTTGAAGTCCGCAACCCGAAATACAACGCTGTCGGCAGTATCGACATCGAGATCAACCATCCGGTGGCAGGTTGGATCTGGTTTACAGCATCACCTAATGATGTTGAGCCACACGGACGTGCCTTGTATGAGCAGGCCGTTGCGGGGACTTTTGGCCCTGTGGCCGGTACTCCGTCAATGAGTGAAGCATAAGGCAAGGAGTCATCATGGAACCGATTGACCTGAACACCCTGAAGGCCCAGGCCGCAGTTGAACTCAAGCGGCTGGAGGCTCAGGCCACCGCCAAGGAAGTCGCTGCCAAGGCCATCGGCAAGACGGCCATCGTCTGGATCTTCCTGCTGGTGCTGGTGGGTGTTGTGTCGTCGGCTTTCCTGAACACCGAAGCGCTTCCTGCTGTCATCGGTCTGGTGGCAACCGCCACGATGGCTCTGATCCAGATGGTCAACGGCATCGTCAACGAGACCAAGAAGGAAGAGAAGCCCGAGATCACGATCATCAAGGAGTTGATCGGGCGCCTGGACAAGCCTGAGCGTCAGGAAGCGTCCATGAAGGTCAGTGTCGAAGGCGACAAGGTCACCGTCCAACGCGGTGATGATGTCATCTCCACCAAGGGGTAAACATGGCCTGGACAGACGTTCTCAAAGCGGTCATCCCTATCGTCGTCATGTGCCTCGCATGGCTGCTGGGGCAGGTCAACTCCTTCTCTGAACGTCTGACCAAGATCGAAGGGCACATGCCCGCTTTGATCACCAAAGAGGGCACCCCGACCGACAGTCCAATCTCTGCTGAGCGCAGGGCTCTGTTGAAGGAGCAGTTGATGCTGCACATCAATGACCTTCAGGTCAAGGTCAAGCTCCTTGAGGAGCGCGAGAAGTTCGCAAAGGGGACCAAGTAATGCTGTCGCTGCTGTCTACCCTCGGTGGTCTGCTGATCAGCGGCCTGCCCAAGCTGCTGGAGTTCTTCCAGAACAAATCTGATCAGAAGCACGAGATTGCCCTGGCACGGCTTCAGACCGAGCGTGAACTCCAACTTGCGGCCCAGGGATACGCCTCCCAGGCCAAGATGGAGGAGATCCGCGTCGAGCAGGTGGCGATGCAGACCGAGGCGCAGATGACCGAGGCTGCGCTCAGGCACGATGAGAAGGTGCTGGAGAAGGCCAGCCGCTGGGTTGCAAACTACGTCGGCACGGTGCGCCCGACGGTGACCTATATTTTCATCATCGAGTTGGTGCTGATCAACGCTGCGCTGACGCTGTACGTCTGGAAGCATCCGGGTCTGATTCAGTCGGTGGACGACCTGATCCGTGTTACCGCGATCATCTTCAGCGAAGACGAAATGGCCATGCTGGGCGGGATCATTGGGTTCTGGTTCGGCAGCAGGCAGTGGAGCAAGAAGTGAAGCTCAGCCCCGAGGGCGCTGCGCTGATGCACAGGTATGAGGGCTACAGAACCCGGCCCTATCTGTGCCCTGCGCACATCTGGACCGTCGGGTACGGGCACGTCCTGTATCAGGACCAGATCCAACTGCCCATGGTTCGCAAAGAGGGCTACACTGGGTTCGTCCGCATGAACTACCCGCTACGTCCGGAGCACAACTGTGTCTGGTCCAAGAAAGAGATCGATGCGCTTTTCGACGCTGACGTCGCTGCTTTTGAACGAGGTGTTCTTCGTCTGGTTCCCGGCTGTGCTGGTCATCAAGGGCGCTTCGACGCTCTGGTCTCTTTTGCGTACAACGCAGGGCTAGGGAATCTCCAGCGCAGTCAGATCCGCATGAAGGCCAACCGTGATGACATCGAGGGGGCCGCAGATGCGTTCATGCAGTGGACCAAGGCTGGCGGCAAAGAACTCCCGGGTCTTGTCAAGCGGCGCAGAGATGAGCGTGCGCTGTTCCTGAGGTAACCGTATGCCGCTGAAGGCCGTTCGCATTCGTCCGGGAGTGTTCCGCGAGAACACCCGCTATGCCTCGGAAGACCGTGGATGGTACTTCTGTGAGAAGGTGCGCTTTCGCTCAGGCCAGCCTGAAAAAATCGGCGGATGGCAGCAGATCAATGACAACCAATTCCTCGGCATCTGCCGCTCCCTGTGGCCCTGGACGCAGTACGTCGGTGTCGGTACGAACCTCAAGTACTACATCCAGTACGGCGCGTACTACGACGTTACTCCTATAAGAGTTACGGGAACTGTAACAAATTTCAGAGTATTTAGCGGTTTTGACCTTATCGGTGTACAGGATACTTCAGTTGGTGTCGGTACTTTTACCAGCGGGGAGCTTAAGGTTGGGTCGTACGTAACATACACTGGTGCACCAACTCTTGGCGGGATAAACATAGCGACTTCTGGAGTCAATGGGACTGCAGAATACAGTATTCAATCTAATACCGCGTCTATAACTTGCTCATCTTCCGGCATCACGCTTTCAGTAAGCGCGCTAAATTCTGGAATAGTCACTCCCGGCGCAGTTATCGTATTTAACGGAGAAACCAGAACAATAGCTTGGGTTTCTGGTCAAGGCACCGGGGGCGTAGGCGACTACCGTCTTTTTGTTGGCGTTGTCGCTACGCCGTTTTCTACACCTATCCCCGCCGGTACAGTTTTAGAAATAGAGAATATAGTACATACATACTTTATACAAGCCACTTCTACCGCATCAACAGGGATTACTGGCGGTGCAGGGACAGGTTCCGCGTATCAAATCACTGTGGGTTCGGAAATTCAATACCCCGCCTCCGCTTTTGGCACAACATGGGGTTCGGGAACTTGGGGTTCCGGTGTTTGGGGTGGTAGCTCGACGCCTTTTGTTCCGTTGAACATCGGCATCTGGACCGCCTACAACTTCGGCAACGACCTGCTGATCAACCCCAAGGGCGGGGGCATCTACTACTGGACGGCGACCACGATTGGCACGGGCACGCGGGCGGTCAACATCTCGACGCTCACAGGGGCCAGCAACACGCCCAGTAAGGCAAACTTCATCGTTGTCTCTGATGCTTCACGCTTTGTTCTGGCCTTTGGCACGACGGACTACGGCTCATCCAGCCTCGACCCCATGCTGATCCGGTGGTCGGATCAGGAGACGGCAGCGAATTGGACCCCAGCGGCTACAGGTCAAGCGGGTAGCCTGCGCCTGTCCCACGGTTCGGCTATCGAGGCAGTCGCGCAAGTGCGCCAGGAGATTCTGGTCTGGACAGACACATCGCTGTACTCGCTCCAGTACCTCGGCCCGCCCGTTGTGTGGGGCTCGCAGATTCTTGCGGATAACGTCTCCATCGTCAGTGACAGAGCTTGGGCGCAAGCTGCGGGAGTCACCTACTGGATGGGCTACGAGAAGTTCTACATGTTCGACGGGCGCGTGCAAACGCTCAACTGCGACCTGCGCCAGTACATCTTCAACGACTTCAACTACGGCCAACCACTGCAGGTTTTTGCGTCTACCGTAGAGCAGTTCAGCGAAGTGTGGTGGTTCTACTGCTCTGCAGGGTCCACGACTATAGACCGCTACGTGGTGTACAACTACGCAGAAAAAATCTGGTACTACGGCACGATGGCGCGCACTGCGTGGGTCGATGCCAGCGTTGTTCAGGACGTCCCCATCGCCGCAGACTACAACCGCAGACTTCTCTTGCAAGAGACAGGCTGTGATGACGGTTCCACTACATCTCCCGTTGGGTTTGAGTCCTACATCACCTCGGCTGAGTTCGACATCGACGACGGCCACAACTTCGGCTTCGTCTGGCGCGTGATCCCGGACATCACGTTCAGCGGCTCTACAACGGCACTACCCGCACAACCCAGCGTTGAGCTTTCCCTCCTGACCCTGCAGAACTCGGGTTCCGGCTACACGCGCGGCGTGGACCCGGTGGCTACAGACATTTCCAACATGTCCGTTGCGGGGAGCAATGCCTTCCCCGTCGCCAGGGTGGCCACGACCACAGTCGAGCGTTTCACCGAGCAGGTCAACATTCGCATTCGGGCACGCCAGATGGCGATCAAGGTGTCTTCTGACGGCAAGGGCGTGCAGTGGCAACTGGGGGTGCCGAGAATCGATGTGCGTCAGGACGGGCGTAAATCGTGAGCATCATCAGCACGATCATCAAGCGGTTCAAAGCCCCTGCGCTTCCGTTCCCTACAAGAGGCTACGATCCGGACTACTTCAACCAGCTACTGAGCATTCTGCGGATCTACTTCAACCAGCTAGACAACCTGCTGAATCAAATCGTGGCAACCACTGCAAACCCTATTCCGGTATCAATTGGCGGCACCAACGTCGATGCGTTTGGCCGGATTCGTGTCAGCCAGCCCTACACCATTTTTGACAGCCAGAACCGCTACGCAATTGACAATCAGTTCGACACCAGCACGGCTACAGGTGGCTCAACCACGTACCTACCCAACGAAGCCTCGGTGCGGATGGATGTCACCACCTCAAGCGGGTCTGAAGTTGTCAGGCAGTCTTACAGGTGCATGCCATACCAACCCGGCAAAGGCTTGTTGTGTTTGGCTACGTTCGTCATGAACACCGCCAAGACCGGGCTTCGCCAGCGGGTGGGGTACTTTGGAACCCAGAACGGCGTGTTCCTCCAGCAAGCAGACAGCACCGTCTCGTTTGTCCTGAGATCGTACATCTCAGGCTCCGTTGACGACACCTCGCGGGCGGTCAACCAAGCGAACTGGAACGGCGACAAACTTAACGGCACTGGAGACTCAGGGTATACCCTTGATCTGACCAAAGCGCAGATCCTCTGGATGGACTTCGAGTGGTTGGGCGTAGGTTCCGTTCGGTGCGGCTTCATCATCAACGGTGAGTACATCGTCTGCCACACGTTCAACAATGCAAACGACATCACTTCTGTTTACATGACCACGGCAATTTTGCCGGTCAGGTATGAGATCACCAACACCGGAGCGACGGCAAGCGCTTCGTCCCTGAAGCAAATTTGCTCCTCGGTGGTTTCTGAAGGTGGGTACGAGCAGACTTCCATTGAACACATTGCCCGAAGGACAGCGACCAGAACTTCAATCAGCACGACATTCGTCCCGCTGGTTTCTATCCGGCTTGCTTCTACGGCGCTGAACGCAGTGGTGCTGCCTGTAAAATTTAACGTGATGCCAACCTCGACGGGGGATGACTTTGAGGTTATTCTGACAAAGAACAGCACCGGGCTGACCTCGGCCTCTTGGGCTGCGGTGGCAAGTGATGCCAACGTGGAGATGGACACTTCTGCCACGGCCATGACGGTAGGCACCATCGTAGATATCCAATACGTGAAGTCCACCAACCAGTCCAGTGGGACGATCAACCAGCCTGCGGCGTACAACTGGGATCTTCAGTTGGGTTCCTCCTTGACTGGGACGAGTGATAGCTATACGCTGGGCATCCGGGTGCTGTCGGGCTCCTCTGGCGCAGCCATCGGGTCTTTGACCTTCTACGATCTGACGCAGTGATGGCGTTCTGAGACTTGACTCAGTGAGGTAGAGATGTACGGTGACGCATCTGGAAATATCGGAGATCTCTCCGGTAATTTTTCTGACGCAGGCGGCGGCTCAGGAGAAGTCAGTGCTGCTGATATTAATGCCAACATTGATGCCTCTATTGATGCGGCACTGAATTCTTCTACTGCTCCGTCTACTGCGCCTTCTGTCTCGCCATCCGACGCACTTGACGCACTTGACGCTTTTGCTGCCGCCAATCTAGCTGGGTTCAATGCGCCGTCCAACGTCCTTGGAAGTGACCTTGCTGGAGGCTGGACAGACTCTAGTGGACGAGGAGTTGTCTCTCAGGGGATGAACATCTCCATGGGACTGGACCCGACGCATGGTCCTATTGGCCCCTACGCGGGGACCAACCCCAACACCGCAAACCCGGAAGCGCTCAATCAAGTTGCCAATACACTTGGCATATCTCTGGATGCTTTGCTGGCCCTTGCGGGCAGGGATGAGTTTGGTGTCCGAGATTCTTCTCAGATCAGTACGTCTGGACTAGACCGTGGCACTCTGTCCGCAGCTAGAGATGCGGGGCTTGGACAACTTAATTTAACCGACAACCAGACGGTTGATCAGGCCCTTGCTGCGTTCAATGTGTCGGACGCAATGGACTACGCGTTCCCTGGTCTTGCCAACGCAATGGTCCCGGGTTTCAGCACGCTGTCGTCTGTGTCCAAGGCCCTCGTGGGGCTGCATCAAGGATACCTGACCCCGGGTCAAGCGCTTGCGCAGATCGGTCTCGGCCTGCTCAGCGGGAAAACAAACATCCCAGAGAGCGCTCTGCAACAGGCATTCAGCGGACAGTATGGACCTCTTGCTGGTGGCATTGCACAATCGGGTCTTGCGGGACTGATAGGGGACAAGATTGGTGTCCCTTCCGGGCTGGTCAACATGGGTCTGGGTGCTGCGGGAGTCGGCAAGTCGGTTGCGGGGGCGCTGTCTGATCTGAAAGGCCCTGACCTGCTTGGACCTACGCTTGACTCCGTGGGGATGACTACGCCGTCTACAGAGCCGTCCTCTACTGCCATGGGGGACGCAGGCGGCGCCACACCGTACACCGATGCGTCAAGTGGCACTGCAGCAAGCGGCACTACGTCAAGTGATGACGGGAGTATGTTTGGTCCCCTTGGTCTGGCCGGATTGCTCGGCGGTTCTTCGAGCAGCGAGGACAAGGAAAACAAAAACGCCGCTGATGTCCGTCGCGGTATTGCAATGACACCTTACGGCACGCTGTACGGAGAGCAAAATGTCTAGAAATTGGTTTGAAGGTCTTTTTGGTAGCACCGATTGGGATACTGATATTGATTTTACAGACACTGACTGGGATTCCAATATCGCTGATTTTATAAATATGAGCGGGTGGGACTCAGGGCCTAACCCGTCTTCGTATTGGCTAGATACTACTCTTCCCGACATCAATACCATCAAGTGGCCAGAAGGTCTTGGGATCACAGAAGGTATCGCAGCGCTTGATACAAGCGGGACTCTTCCTTCGGGCAGTAAAGACTACCTGACCAAAGCCCTTGAAGCTGCCAAGAAGGTCGGCACGAAAGCTCTCGACTTCGCTACGAGTCCAGCAGGACTCGCTGCCATTCTGGGCGGATACCTCGGCAACAGGTACGCAAAATCCGCTGAAGGACAGCCTAGGGGCGGCGGGTACGGGTACGCAGTTTCTGCTCCCAAGCAGTACACCAAGGAAGTGGTCCAGGGCAAGTACGGGCCGCTTGTTCAGTACTCCGCTAACGGCGGGCTTGCCCAGGCATATGCCACGGGCGGTGTTGTCACCGGCACTCCGCAGCGTCCGCTGCAGATGAAAGACGGCGCGTTCGTGATGACCAAACGCGCTGTGGACGGTGCGGGGGGTCCCATGGGTCTTGCACAGTTGGTCCCTGGGGCGAAGTTGATCGCAGGCGAAGGCGACGGCAGTGGTGTTGATGACCGAGTCCATGCCAGAATCGGTGATACGACTCCGGCACGCGTTTCTGCTGGCGAGATGTATGTTCCCAAGGAAAGCGTCGATGAGATGGGCGGTGCCAGAACGCTCTATGCGCTGATGAACGATCTTCAAAGGAGAGCGCGATGAATATGTCACCCGACGCTACCAACTTGAACACGACTACTGCGTATCCCGGAGCGTATGTCCCACCTGCTGGGGCGACTAGCACTGATACGACCAGCACCACCAGCACCGGGACGACCGATACCGGCACCGGCACCAGTACGGGCACTACGACTGGTACGACTACTGCCATCAACCCGTCGCAGTCTTCCCTCTCTGCGAGCTTCGGTCCATATGTCATGGACATGCTCTCCCGTGGCTGGGGGCTGGCAAACCTGCCTTACACGCCGTTCACGGGGCAGCGGTACGCTGATCCAACGGCCTTGCAGAAGGGGGCGTTCAAGGGCTACGAAGGGCTGGGCCCGTATCAAGCCACGCAGTTCAACACGGGTCTTGGCGCACTGGGTTCTGTTCAGGACTACATGAACCCGTACATGCAGAACGTCGTTGACGCTCAGGCACGGGAAGCCCGCAGGCAGTCGAACATCGCAGGACAGTCAGAGCAGGCCAAGTTTGCTCAAGCTGGGGCGTTCGGCGGGGCGCGTGATGCGATCATGCGGTCGGAGCGCGAGAGGAATCTGCAGACTCAGATTGGAGATATCCAGGCCAAGGGACTTCAGTCCGCGTACGACCTAGCGCTGAAGCAGCGTCTTGGGGAGTCAACCCTCGGTCTCGAAGCTCAGCGCTTGGGTGAAACGGCAAATCAGTTCGGAGCCAACTACGGTCTCAGATCTCTGGCTGATCAAATGGCTGCAGGTCGGGAAGAGCGGGGCATCGCGCAACAGCCTCTGGACTTCGGCTATCAGCAGTTCCAGGAGTCGCAGAAGTACCCGTACCAACAAGCCACGTATATGCAGAGTCTTCTGCAGGGGCTCCCCCTCACGGCTCCGCAGTATTCTCCAGGGCTGTCAGCGATTGCTACCATGCTTCAAGGCGCAGGGCTAGGCAAGACTTTTGGTGATTGGCTTGGCCTTTCGGGAGGCTGATAATGTTTTCGAGTCAGAGTTCCGGGCAGACTCCCGTCCTTGGTCGGATGGGGTTGGATCAACTGAAGGCCCTGTTCGACCGCTCGATGCAGCCGGGGGGCGACACTCAGTTCGACCCGTACGCGTTGCTGTCTGCTATCCGGAGCAAGACCGAAGCTATCAAGATGGCCAAGGCGCAGCAGGACATGGCTGCGATGCAGCAGAACGCGCAGGCACAGGGTATCGGCTCGCTTGCACAACAGGTCCGACGCGAGGCTGACATGGTCCAGCCACCCGTTGCCCAGCTTGCACAGGGCGGGATCGTGGCGTTTAAGGACGGGGAAAGGGTTGTCGATCCCGCAGTGCAGGCTCGGCGCGACGAGATCGCTGCCAAGATTCGTGCTCAGGAGTACAAGACGCCGGAGATTGCACGGGACAACCTGAGGCAGCTCGACGCGGAGATCCGGAACTCGCAGGGTGATAGGCGCGCCATCCTCATGACGGAGCGGAGGCTCGCTGCAAGAGCCCTCAACATCCTCGAATCGGGAGGGCTGGCAAATCTGGCTCGTAGAGGAGCCGAGGCGGTCATCCCCTCAGCCAACGCTGCTCCAGTCACGACTCCTGCTACCAATGCTGCCCCAGCCGCTGCTGCCCCGGACGGTGCCCGGATAAAGCAGCTCTCGGATGAACTTCAATCGCTGCGGCAACAGCTAGCAGCAGCTAATAGGTCCGGAGACCCTAATTCGGTCAACCTCTATGTGGGCAAAGTACGGGCCGCAGAGGCTGCTCTGAGTTCCGCCCAACGCGCAAGCCAAGCACAGAGACCTGTTGAAGTCTCAACTTCGCCGGTCAGCGATTTACCTAACGAAGCTCTTGGTCGGCAAGAGCGGTTGCTCACGGATGCAATTCCTGCCGCTCCGAGAACTCCTGGCGAAGCGCTGCCGGATGCAGCCACGCTTATTCCACCCACAGGGCTTCCTCAACTTAGAGAAGCAGCCAGTCAGGCCCGTATTGCGGCAGAACGGGCACGAGAAAATCTGGCAAGATTTTCGGGGATAGCAGGTGAGGATCTGAAGCGCCGAAAACCGCAAGACTATCAAGCTGCAGTCGCTGCGGTTGAACGAGCAGATCGAGCACTGCAAATCGCACGGGATGCGATGAATGCAGTAGAGCCTGTGCAGACGACAGAGATGTTCGCCGGAGCAGGACAACCTACCAGGGCGCCTTCAAATGTCGCGGGTTTTGGTATGGATACCGGGATAGCGAATGCGGCTACTCAAGCTGTCGCTACTCCTGCTGTTGTCCCCACTACTGCCGCTGCTGGTCCCGCTACCGCTGCTGGTCCCACTGCTACTAGTCCCGCTGCCGCTGCTACTAGTCCCGCTGCTGCTTCCACCACCGCTGCCGCTGCCGGGCCTGCTGCTGGTCCCGCAACCCAAGCACGTCCGCAGAAGAGTGCCATCGAGACCCTCATCGATCAAATCGCTGCCAGGGAAACTTCTCGGGGCACAGAACTGCAGAACAGACTCTCTGCGCTGCGTACGCGTCAAGGCGTCCCGGAAGAGATCCTCAGTGGACAGGCGGGCATCGAGCGTCTCATGGCTGAGCAGATTGCCAATGAACAGCGTATGCGCGATGAGCGCATGGCTGAAGCTCGCAGGATGTATGAGGCTCGGCAAGGTGAATTGAAGCCCGACATTGCCCGTATCCTCAGGAGCATCAGCTCCAAGCCGGGTGAGTTGTTCACATCGCTGGGGGATGAGACCACCAGGGAAGAACAGCGTGTCCGCACGGGCAAGGAAGAGGCTCGTAAGGAACTGACCGCTGCTCAACGCGAGTCGGAGGAAGCTGGCCGCAACATCCTGAAAATGCGCGTGCTGGAGGCACAACGCGTACAGGCCATCCGCGAGAAGCGCTACGATGACGCGAACAGGATCGAAGATCAGATCGCTGAACTGCGCGATAAGATTGCTGGTCAAGACATTGACGCACTGAAGGCCCAAGCGGATATCCGGCTGCGGCAAGCGCAGATCGACAAACCGTCTGATCTCCAGGAGAAGATCAATCTTGCAGCTCAGAATCCAGCGCTGTTCAACAGACTCTTCCCGACACCTGATCAGAGGACTTCCGCGTTGGACGCGATCAGAACGATGTCCACCAACCTCATCAAACTAGCTGGGGAAACTGTTGATCTGACGCAAAAAGGAGAGTACCTCAGGCAACTAAGTGAAATGAACAAGCTGCTTGCAGGGCTTGCTGGAATTACTCCACCCAAGGAAATAAGAAGAGCTGTCCACAATGAGACTGGGCAGCAAATCATTTCTGAAGATGGAGGCAATACTTGGAAAGATGCGAATACTGGTAATCCTGTCGTAGTAAAAAAATAATCATGGCACTTCCACCTGGATTCACTCTTGTCGGATCAGAGCCGGTCAATGTCCCTCCCGGGTTCCGACTGGTTGATCAATTCCCTACGCCTGAACGGCAGAGCGTATTCCGTCAGGTTGCTGACGTCCCTGTAGGGTTCGTCAAGGGCGCTGTCTCAGGTGTCCGCATGATTGCGGACGCGTTCGGTGCTGGGTCTGACACGTCCAAAGCGCTTCGGGGTGCTGAGGAGTACGTCGCTGACCTGATGTCCGCACAGGCCAAGAATGATCAGGCAGAGATCGCCAGGATCATGAAGAAGGCTGAGGACGCTGGGGCGACGGACCAAGTCAAGGCGGCATTCCAGGCGTTTTCTGTTGCGCCTGTTGACATGCTGACCAGTGCGTTCGGCACTGCAGTCCCGTCGATTCTTGCTGCTCTGGGGGTCAAGATCCTCGGTGCGGGGGCGCTGGTTGCTACTGGTGCGTCAGTTCTGACTGGCGGCGTCATGGGTGCGGGCACCGTGAAGGGGTCCATCTACGAAGCCACCAAGGACGCACTTATCGAAGCTGGGGCTGCTCCTGAGGAAGCCGAGCGTCGCGCGGAAATTGCGCAACGTACCAACGGTAAGAACCTGGATCAGATCCTACTCGGCGTAGTGCTGGGCGGTGCTGCCGCTGCAGGTCCGTTGGAGAAGGGCGCTGCAGCACTACTCGCGCGAACGATCCAGAAGAACGCGGCGACCAAGGAAGCCGCCGAGTCGATTTCTGAGAAAGCTGCCAAGGGCGCTATCCGGCGTCGTGCTGAGGCGGGTGTGACCGAAGCTCTGCCTGAATTCGGGCAAGCCTTCCAGGAGCAAGTTGCACAGAACATCGCGCTGCAGCGCGAAGGGTTTGATACCCCGACGTACCGGGGCGCTGTGGGCGCAGGCACGCTTGAAGGGTTGGCCGGTCTTGGCCTAGGCGCCGTGACGGGCGGGGGAGCTGGTCCGCGCCCTGTCGCGCCTCCCGTGCCGCCGCGCCCAACAGCCACACAAGGAGCACCAAGTGGTACAAGAACTCAGCCTCCTCCAACTGGAGCGGGCGTTGACATTTCTGCAATCACCCCTGAAGGTCCAGATACCTCCGGAGCTGCAGCAGCTAAACCCCCTGGAGTGGATGCTGCTGGAACGCCTTCTGCAAAACCTCCTGCAGGAGAAGGAGAACAGCCCGCTGCACTGACCGAGCGCCTGAAGAAAGAGATCGCCGCCCTTGAGACGGAGAACGCCGCGCGGAAGATCGAACTCGAAAAGAACATCGCTGCTGGCGACAACAAGACCAAGATTGCCAATCGGCAGAAGAAGTTCGTCGATACGGAGAAGCTGATCGAGTCCAAGAAGAGCGAGCTGGCGAAAGCGCTTGGTACTCCTCCTGCCGAAACGCCCGCTGTCAAGACTCCCACTGCCGAAACGCCCGCTGTCAAGACTCCCACTGCTGAGACGGCTGCTGATCCACGAGAACTCCGCCTCAATGAACTCGACAAAGCCAGAGAAACTCGGGAGCTGACTGAAGACGAGGAAGAAGAACGTTCTTCTTTGGCCGCAGCAAACGCGCTTGATGAGCTTGGGGATTTCGATGTCAACACGCTTCCTGCGTCTAGCCCACTGCGCAAAACGGCTGAGCCTGTTGTAACTGCAAAGCCTCCGGTTGAGACCGCCGCCGTCAAGACTACTGTTGCTGAGACTCCTGCTGCAGAAACTACAAAGCCCACCAAGGCTACCAAGCCTACCCGTTCGACGGCTATCGAAGACGCAGAAGAACTCGATGCTCTTATTGGTAGTCGCAGTGATGACGATGACGTGCATTTTGCTGTTGGTCCAGCAGCTCTTTCCGAAGAACAGCTTGCGAAGCGGACCAAGATTCAAGCGATTGGAAAAAAGTATGGTGTTGTCCAGCGCGCTGACGAGGAATTTGAAAACTACCAGGAGAGAGTAAGGATTGCTGTTAAGGCAATCGAGAAAATTTTGAAATTTTCCCAGCAATTCCCTGAGCCGTCTGCAGAAGCCAAAGCTGCTGCGGACAAAAAGCCGGAAGGAAAGACACCGGAAGAAAAGGCTTGGTTCAAGAAGATCAAGAACGAGATCAACGAACAGGAAGGCGTGATCGGACAGTGGTACGACAAGGAACGGTTACTGTCCAGTTTTGAGGACGAGAACACTGCCGCCCTATCTGCTGCTACCGAAGAAGGAAAACTGCCTGACAGTCAGCCGTTGGGCTCACGCAGACTTGAACAGACGCTTCGTGCCAACGGTCTTGATCCTGGAGACTTTGTACTTCCTGACGAGATTGATAACTCTTCTCCCGCTGAGGAAAGAGAAGCTGCCACCCAAAAAGTCGCTAAGGACATCTACGCTGCGTTGGAAAATCTCCGGTTCAAACGCGCTGAAATTCCGAAGTGGGAAGAACTGAGGCGTGATGGCAAGGACGTCTACCTTGCAAGCATGACGGAGAACACACCGGAGCAACGCGCAATTGCACGACGGCAGTTGCGGACGTATCTGGACCGTGTCTCAGAAGCGCAGGGCACGAACCGTACCCAGACTTTGGCTGCTCCTGAGGCTCGCATCTATGAGCTGAACCGGAGACAGTACGAGAAACTCGAACAAGTCAAACTGCCTACGTGGAACAACTTGTCCGAAGCGCTGCGCAACCTGTTCATAGACATGTTGCAGAAGTATGCTCCTGGGGACAAGGCGGCGCGTACGGCTGCGGTGCAGCAGGATCTTGCCTTCAAGTCTGTAGCAACCGCCATCAAGTCTGCTGAGAAGAGGGCGGCAAAGAAACAGCAAGCTGGTCCTTCTAGCTACACCAAGGCGCAGCTTGAGATCACAGATCGACAACGCAGGGAAGAAGAGGCAGCGCTGCGTAGAGTAGAACAAGAAGCGCAACGCCGGGAGGCCCGAGAAAAACAGCGCAAGGAAGCCGAAGAGAAACAGCGCGGCGAACTGACCAAGGCTGCTGAGAGCGGGGACTACAAGCGCGTTTTGAACGTCATCATGGCGCAGAGCACGAACCCTGTTCTGCGTCATGTCGCGCAACGTATCCTGAAGCTCGGGCAAGGACTGAAGACCAAGATCGTCGTCGTCGATTCCTTGCCGAAGAACGCCCTTGCACAGTACGACCCAAGACAAGATCTGATCAAAGTCACCCCCGCCGGGATGACGGGCACGTACCTGTTGCATGAAGGTGTTCACGCCGTCACCGTCAAGGCGATCAACAAATACCTCACGAATGATAAATTATTAACGGACGAAGAATACGATGCAGCGTATCAGCTCAATGATGTGATGAAGCTTGCCAAGAAGTCTCTTGGTGATAAGTACGAGAACGCATTCAAGGATCTGTACGAGTTCGTCTCGTACGCTATGACTGACAGGGCGTTTCAGAGTGCCCTCTCTGATGTCAACACCAAGCGACTGGAGTACATCGAACTCCCGATAGAGAAGTCTTTGTGGACGAGCTTCATGAAGGCGGTGGCGAGGCTCTTCCCCTCGGTCAGCAGTCTCTTCGACAAGAAAGGTGTTCTGAAGCCCGACCAGACCGATGCGCTGGCCGAGGTCTTCAACGCATTTGAGAAGATCATGGCGGTGCCGGAGGCTGGCATCGACCTCGAACCGCTGCCTGCCAAGGCGAAGACTACCAAGCCTACTACGCAGAGGGTCCCACGGTCCAAGCCCTCG